TTATGGAGTTATAGCGTCTATTGCGTTATACATCTTAGTTTGCATATCAGTCGGTGGGGTAAGTCCGCCAACAGCATACCCAAACACGCTATCTTTTAGTAGTGTAGCTTCTTGAATTCTTAGTCTATCATCAAATGATTTGGTCTCTCTTTCGATAGCAGCCTTCCTTGCTATTTCACTTTGTGCTTGTTTTTCGATTAGTTCAGCCCTTTTGGCATTAAATTCAGCCTCTTTTTCGGCTAAAAGCAGTCTTTTCTCGGCAAGCTGAAGCTCTTTTTGTTTTAAAGGGATTTCGGCTTCCGCTAAGGCTTTTTGTGCTTTTATTAAATCGGTTTGTGCTTGTATTTGTCCTAGCTTTGCCTCAAGCTCCTCACTTTCAAGCAATAGCCTCAATGCTATGTCTTGGCTCGTCGCCGTCACTCCTTGCACGAGATTTGACAGAGTCGCTAGTCTTGCGTCTCTTGCTTTTTCATCAGTGATTTTATACTGCGCGAAAAGCTCGTCAAGCTTTTTAATGAGCTTATCGTATGGCGTGTTCTCGCTCATACTTTCGTTTAGTATCTTTTGATACGCAGATACGTAGTTATTGAGTTTTTCTTCTATGTTCATCACACCACCTCCGCTCTACGCTTCCAGCCTCTAGCGTATATCCTTAGTTTAGGGTTTGACTCCATGATGGCGTTATAGTATTTTTGCTCTTCTATGTCATAAAGCTTGTCAAATTTTGCCTCGTCGTATTCATTTAGAGCTCTTAGGCTGATTTGTCCCATGATGCCATCTTCTTTGGTGCTTATTATCCTTTGAGCCAGCTTCACGGCTTTATTTATCCCGGCATTGACGCCAAAGATGAATATCTCATCAGCAGTATGTTGAGAGGCTATCTCGTCTCCTCTCATCTTGTCCCAAAATTCCCTTTTGTAAAATTTATAGACTTCGTTTGTCAGTCTCTCATCGGCATAGAGTATCGCTGAAGCTTTTTCTTTGTCGAAATTTTGCTCTTTTAAAACGTCTCTGATGTAAAACCACTCTTTCCAATCAGGATGTGCGCCCTCATAGATACCCCAATACGTGAGTCCGTTTTCAGTCTTATTCTTATGCAGGCACTTACCGGGCTTACTAAACTCCAAGTCTCTTAAAATTTGCATCGATCTTTTAAAATCAGCCATCACTTCTCCTTAAATTTTATGCGTTCTTTATGTTCGCCCTTTTTACCTAGGTTAAAGCCCTCGACCGGGCGATGGTAGCCCATAACTCTAGTCCATATCACGCACCTTGTGCGCTTGCTCTCGTTTTGTTTTAAAATTTCATTTTCTTTCATCAGTATCCCCTTGGCGGTCTTGGTATATCTCCAAGATCCTCATCTTTGTATCCGTATTCGTTTTCATCCATGGTATCTATCTTTTTCTTGATCGCAGTGTCCACGGTGCCAATGACCCAGTCCACTCCCCGAAACGCACAAAAGCAACCGATAGCCAGGCAAGCTTCGGTCTTTGTGATACAAACTGCAGCCAGCTCATAAGCTATCCAGCATATCAGCATCGAAGAGCTGATATAAAAAAGGACCTTACAAAGCAAGATCAGGACAAACAAAAATTTATGAAACAAACTTTTACTTAGCAAAGTCTTTGCGTTTATAGTCCTTTTTATCTTGGCATAGTTTCTACTAAGCCCAAGAAACCCGCCTATGAATCCAACAAGTAAAACCCACGCAAGATACCCGAATTTCATCTCTATCAGTGCCACCTTTTCCCCCGTTCCCGCTTTTACAACGTGAAGATGACAGCTATGATCACTGATATGATTATCTCAAGTATCGATTTTTTAGAGAACCAAAATTTACTTACTCTGATTACCGCTTCACTCATCTATACACCCTTTTAATAAAATTTCCACCTGACGATAATAAACCGCCAAAGCTCTTGCGCTCCCTAAATCTTTTTTGTCAAATTTCGGTTTCTCCGGCATCTTGACCTGACACTTCACGGGGATATATACATCTTGATATTGTGTCTTTGTTATGACTTCAGGCTTGGCCGCACAACCCACAAGAAGTATAGATAAGACAAAAAATACTAAAATTTTCATCTGCCAAGTTCCTCGAATAAGCTTTCATAATACGCTAGTTTCTCTTCGCATTTCGTATCTTTGATAGGCACTTTGATTTCTTGAAATTTGGTGATTATTTTCTCCTTGATTTGCTCGTCTGGAGGTTTGATCTGCATGTTTTTGATACGTTCGTTTTGCAAGTCTATTTTTGAGTTGCACTCATTGAGATTTGACACTGAAATTTGTAGATTTGCTTCTTTTATCGCAAGCTGTGCGCTTGTCTCTTTGAGTTCGGTCTTTGCTCGTTCTACATCGCTTTTTAATTTCCAAATTTCAACACCAAAAGACGTAAGCACTCCAAGAAGTGCGGCGATGATGACTAGCCAAATTTTGTTACCAATCAAAAAATTCAACATCTCATGCTCCATATCTAAATTTATGATAGATCCTACAAGCTGTATAAAATATCCATACTTTAAGCTTGCTGCAGCCAAGTTCGCTCATCATCTCACGCAAGATTTCATCGGCTTTTTGAAATTCTCTTTGCTCGCAAAGCCAGTCATGCACTAAGGTTGCCGAAAGATATTCAGGAGAATTTGGCGGAAAGATAGACCAAAAGATACGTGGCACGTTTGCTCCGTTTGTTTTATATCCTGTTGGCACGATGATCTCTTTGTGTCGATATTCTCCGACTAACTCGAATTTATCTTTGTCGTAAGGCTTTAGTATCGGTCGTCTTATTTCCATTTCCTGTCCTTTGTTTATTCAATTTTAGACTTTTTCATACACAAAATAATTTGTGTATAAAATTTAACTCTCTACACTACTTAAATCAACCTCCACCAAGTCATCAAACACTACCCCGTCTAGCTCCTCTTTGTTTTTTGCTGCCGAGATCTGCGTCTCATAAAGCCATTTTTTCTTATAAAATAGCCTACCGGCTCTACCTATTGCGGTTTGAATATCGAGTAGCTGCTGTTTTGAGACGGGAGTAAAGCTATTATCGTGCATCCTGAATACTCGCTCACTCTCTTTCATGGCGTCATAGTCATTAATAAGCGCTTCGACATTGAGTAACGGGCGGTATCCGCCGTTTATCACGCCAAAACCTTTTAAATTTATTTTATTGTCGTCGCCAACTGACCTTACCCAAGAAGCAAGCTCGCTTAGCTTGGCTTGTTTAAGCTCATCAAGGTTAGGCTCCAGTGTTTTTAAGTAGTTATTTATGCCATTATCGTCAACTATCTCATATTTTGTATTTTTTGGTATATCTCTTTTTATTATTTCGTCTAGTCCTATAGTTTGTATTGCTTCATTAGATGGCATCAACAGAATAAATTTGCCATTATCTTGATATATTATTGCTTTCACCTTTTCTCCTAATAACACACTAAATTAATTGCATAATAATCCGAAGTATCTGTTCCAAAAGCTTTTATGATCACATCTATACTTTGAGTCTTTTTATTATAGGTTAGCAGATTCCTTGCTGGAAAATCAGTAAGTGTAGCCTTATCCGTTCCCGATATAAGGCACACATAATTTTCGTCAAGTGGCTCTATAAAATTAATTTGATAGTCTCCCGCCCTCTTTCTTACAATACTAGATATATTTTTACTTTTTTTGATTTCCCCATTTGCACCTAAAAAACAAACATACGCGCTCACTGGCATGCTATCTTTTATTTCATTTTTTAGAGCATATTCAGCAGCAGACTTACCACCTAGCTTTGCACTATTCTCGGCATTAGGGTTTGGATCGCCTTTATCGCCTTTCGGTCCAGCAGGTCCTTGGATACCTTGCGGGCCTCTTTCTCCTGCGTCGCCCTTTGCTCCGGTATCTCCTTTTACTCCAGGCACTCCTTGAAGTCCTTGAGCACCGGCAGGCCCGGTTTCTCCACGTTCACCTCTTGGGCCTTGAGCTCCTTGCTGCCCGGCAGGTCCGCGCTCTCCTTGCAACCCCTGCGGACCTGTATCGCCTTTATCTCCTTTCTCGCCTTTCCCGAATGCGATAGGAGCCGACCAGTCGCCGCTGGCATCTGAATTTTTGAAATAAAGCAGCCCCTTATCCGTATCTAAAAAGCTAAAACCTTTTTCTTTTGCGTCATATTTAGTAAGCTCACTTGAAGCACCTATGGCACTCACTGTAAAGCTCTCGCCTCTGTCGCCTTTTTGCCCGCTCTCTCCCTTGTCTCCTTTTGGTCCGATAGGTCCCGCTGGTCCGCGTTCTCCTCGATCGCCTTTTTCGCCTCGCTCGCCTTTGGCTTGCACTTTATCCAAAAGCTCGCTTCTTAAGGCGTCAAGACTATTTACAAATTTATCAAAGGTATTGTATTTGTCGTCAAAAGCTGATTTTATACCCTTTAATTCCTCTAAATTTAGCCTCGTTATCGCTGCTTCGAGCTCTTTTAAATTTTCAAGCAATACTTTTAAGGCTTCAAGCTTCTCAGCTCCCATTTTCAGCTCATAAAGATTTGTCATGATACCCGCTCTTTTCTATCGTTTGTTTGACTTGCCTAAGCTTTTGCGCCAGCCCTTTAAAAAGTTTAAGCAAATCGATTTTTGAAATTTCCTTGGCGTTTTTCAGCGCCTCGCTAAATCCCTCTAAATCCACTCTTTTTCTCTCCCGTCGTTTGCATTGTATTGGGCTATTAGCTCTATCGCTAAGTCCCTATAAAACGGATCTTTATTCAGTAAAAATATCACTTCGTTTATGACGGCATACGTCAAAGTCTCATCTATCATCAAGTGTGCGTTCTCGTCCGTAAAATTTGGCTTATCGGGGTAGCAGATGAAGTTGCCGTTTTCGATATTGCGATATACGCGCTCACTACTTTTTTCGTTTGCGTGGCGCAATAGCTCGCTTGGCACGCATTTAGAGGCGACATACAGCATCGCCTCTAAAAATAGCTCGCTTAAAATTTCATCTTCAGGGAGTTTTAGCCCAGATTTAGACTTTAGCTCTAAAATTTCCTTAGCGCGCGTGCAAAGCATCTTATGCCTTTAGCCCTACGCCGATCGCAAACGCAGCAGGGTTGCGAATTTCTAGGCAACACTCGGTGTAGTAGCGTTTTTGCTTGGCAGTCTTTGATGTCGGCACATCCTCGATCTCGGTCGGTAAAAATAGCCCGTTTTTAGCAAACTCGAAGTCTCCGGCGATTAGCGTATCGGCAAGACCATATTTTGCGCTTAAAAAGCGGTGCATTCTAAAATTTACCTTGCCAAAGTCGGTATCAAGGCTTACCACTCTTGAATTTATGGCTTTTTCGTTACCAAATTGACGAGTAGCGAGCTTGTTTATCGCCGGCTTTAGCGCCGCGCCTATGAATACATCCTTTGGCGTCGCGCCACTATCCCAAATTTGTTGTAAAATTTGGCTAAGCACATCTTCAGTTAAAGGCGTGTTCGCTCCTTTCCAGTCTCCTGACGCGTCAAAGGCTAGCACGTTGCCGCATTTGCCGCCAGTAAATGCGCTTGCCCCGTTTGCTACGTAGTAAAAGATGCCTGCCATCTCGGAAGCCGTCGTATCTGTCCTTGGTGTCGCAGCTTTAAAGACGCTCTTTTTAGCGTCAGCGTCTCTACCTAGGCCAAAGAGAGCGTATTCGATGTCTAGCTTATGCTCTTTGGCCTTTTTGGTGATCTCGTTTTCAAGCTCCTTTCCGCCGTAAGTTTGCGCTGTTTGCATAGTCTTTGACACGCTCACTTCAGTCGTAAAAATTTGAGTGTCGTTGTCAAGCTGCTTTTTCGTGCTTTTGCCCGCACCGCTAAAATCGCTGATCTCGATTTGGGCATTCTTCTTTGGTTCGCCGATAGTATCGGTTATCCAGCTGTGTTTGATGCTTTTTACTTTGCTCGTGCCAATGAGGCTTAGCATAGGGGTTTCGTCCGCACCGATCAAGATGATCTTGTCATAGACCGATGGGACTAGTCCGACGCGTTTGGTTGCCGGGGCTTGAAAGCCCGTTGAAGTTATAGCCATTGCTTTCCTTTTCGTTGAAATTTATGGCTATGTTATGAGAAAGGGGACTGCAAAAAACACCTATTTTTTGCAGTATTTGGGGGAATTTTGATTATTTGTATGAAATTTTAAAAAGTAGAGTATGAAAAAATGGCGAGCAAGCCTCGCCTTGAAAGATTACTTGGTTTTTAGTTTATTGAGTTCCCATAGTATCTGCATTTTACGCGCAAGCGTTGTTTTGTCATCGTAAAATTCGCTCTTTAGCTTTTTTACTTTTTTTGTTTTTAGTAGAGGATTTTTGTTTTGCGGGAATAAGCGAATAAATTCTTTTTCAAGATCCGTTAGCTCTGCTTCCAAATCATTTGAATTTTTAGTGTTTTGTGGTATAATACTCTTATTAGCCTGCGGGACTCTCTGCGCGGCGTCCTCATAAGACGAAAATGCAAGACTTTCGCTATTTTTGGCGTCTGCCGCAGGCTTAAATAATTTATCATCTTTAAGTTTGCCGTTCCTAAAATACATAGTTTTAAAAGCTAGATTATTGTGCTTTGTCTGAGCTTCTTCCACTACTACATAATGTCCGTTTATCTGTTTCCCTGAAATCAGAGCCTTTAGTCCTTGTTTAGTTTGTGATACTACTTGTTTGTCGGCATTATTTACTATGTCTAAATACCCTGCTATATCCTTTAAATTTATAGATTTTTGCCCCCTTAAGCCCTCTTTGTTTTCATCGCCATGTTGTTTTATAGTGTGGATTATTTCATCGGGGTAAATCGTGCGCTTCACATTTGGGTATTTAAAGCCCATCTTTTGCGCTGTCACTTTATCCACATCACCAACTACTATTTTTTCTTTATTTTTGATAATATTCTTTAAAGTATCCTCATTAAATAAGGCTTTACCCAAATCTTTTCTAAAATTCTCTAATGTCTTTATTTCTTGCTCTGGAGCGTTCATGTTTTTTAAATTTTTGATGTAGTCATCCATACTCCCGCCAAGTTTGATATTTTTGGCAGCCTCTTTTAAATGATACTCAAGCGCTGCGTCGTTGCCAATGATTGGCATATATTTTAGGGCTATTTGTCTTGCAGTATTTACCCACTGCGTCTTTGCCGCACCCTCAGCTGTAGTAGCTATGCCTTTCGTAAATACAGTTGGTTTTATAAATTTCTCGTCAAGCTTTGATAATATACCAGCTACATTTCCTCGAGCCTTTGAAAGCTGGTCGATATGTTTTGCGATCGCTTTGGCTTTATCGGTTGTAAAATTTATTTTTGATAGGTTTTCGGCTAGATCGCGTGAGTTTAGAATTTCTTTTATATCAAACGTCCCGGTCTTTGCTATCGAGCCGTCAAAAGCTTGCTTTATTAACGCAAGCTCGAATTTTTCCGCCTCTTTTGGACTAAGGCGTTTTATGAAATCATCATAAATTTTACCTTGAGAGCTGTTGGCTCTTGAAAAGTTGTCTATGACGTTATCTATTGAGCTATTATTGTTTGTCATGGCTTCAAAAAACGGATTTTTTTCAAAGCCTTTCATGGCCTTATAGTCGCCTAGATGTTCTTTAAGGTATGCTCTTGCCCCCTCATCGCCCAGCAAATCATCCATGGCTTGCTCTAAGATTTGCTTGCCTTTTATAAAATTTGTCTTAGTAAAATATGAATTTTTATCAGAATTTAAAACCTCATTTAGTTGGTTATTGTAGTTGGCTCTTAGTTCGTTTAAATCTCTTACGTCGAGCTTTCTGCCCTTTAGGCTATCAAACCCGTCTAGCACGGCTTTTATTTTTGGATTTGAACGATCAAACATATTTATACTTTGGCTAAATTCATCTTTCATCTGCTTTATTACATCATCGCTTAGCTTGATCGTTTGCCCCTCTTTAAAATTTGCCAGCTCGTCTATAGCCCTGCCAAAATCATTTTTAGTATCTTGGTAGTATTTTTCTATAACCTCTTTGGGATCGGTAGCTTTTATTTCATCTCCTAAAATTTGTCTCAAGTTATCAACGTCTTGCTGCGCCAGCTTGATGATATTTCTTGCGCCTGATCCGGTTTTGTCTCCTTGCAACGCAGCCACAACCCTATTTTCTAAATTTGGATTGCCAAGCGCTATATCAAGCGCTTCTTTTCTTTTTGCATCAAGCCCCTTAGTGTTTGACAGAGCATTTGAAATATTGTCTAAATTTAGCTTCTTTGCAGCACTTGCCGAAAGATCTTTGGCTTTATTTATGATAGGATTTAAAATTTGTAGGTCGGTCATATTACCGCCATCTATATCATATCCTCCCACCTCTTTCGCGTTTTGTATAAATTTGTCTGTCTCATCACCTGCTAATGCACGGGCTGATTTCATAGCTCCTTGCATGTTTGCAGTAGGTACGTCCGTCAAAGTTTGTCCGGCTAGATCAAGCGCCTTACCAGTAATGGAGTGATCTTTTAGCCATTTCGCCGCGCCTAGTGTAGGTTTGGCAAGTTTCACTCCATTAGCAAGTGCAAGACCTAAAGTCAGATCGTCGTTACTTGCATTCACTCCTCTTTGCAAATAGTCGCCCGCACTTAAATCAGCACCTAGGTTGTCGGCGGCACGCTTAACGTCCATCACTCTGCCAAGTCCTGAAGCCACGCCCGTCACTCCTAAGGTAGTAACGGCTTTGCCGGCTAAATTTAAGCCTCTAAACTGGGGCAAATTTGAAAGTAGCATGACCGCACCGGCAGGAACGCCCATTTCGTTTAGGCTGGTGCTGAAGCTATCCATTATGCCCGGCTCATCGATAGGGATAAATTTATCTCCTTTTTTGACTACTTTTTTACCGTTCATCTCACCATAATCATCATAGCCGTTTTTTAAAGCCCAGCTCCTCATAAGAGCGTCTGCGCTATCATTTATGCGCTTTGTCCTGCTCTCATCACCAAATATTTTATTTACCAGCGTCGTATCATCGGCTACGTGTTGCGCTTTTGAAAGCTGCTTCGTTAAATTTTGACGCTCTAGTTCCTCGCCAGTCGCCCCGCTATTTGCTTGATAATCAAAAAGCCCGCCGATCTCCTTTTTTATGGCATCATAAATTTTATCTTTCGCTGCTATGCCTTTTTGCGCCCCGGCAAAAGGATTTATGGCATCGATGACATCGCCTAGCCCAACGGGGCTGGTATCTTTTTGCTTCCCCGTATCTTGGGCTACTTTTGGTGCTGACGGTGCGCTAAAGGATTGCTGCGGAGCGGTATCTGGTATCTCGTATTGCGTCGTGCCTTGCGGTATATCTATCCACTCATTATTTATTTGAATTTGTCTTGCCCCTTTTGGTATATCTACCCATGCCATTTTATGTCCTTATCTGAAATTTATTATCATGCCGTTGCTGGCTTTTTGTTGGATTACGTTTTGATTTGTATTTGTAGCGTTGTTATCTACCCCTTTTGGCACAAAGCCGCTATTTTGCGGTATTTGGTTGTTTTGTTCTTGTCTTAGCCGTCTGCCGTTTGCGTCAAATGCCCTGAATTTATTATCAAAATATCCGTTTTCAAAGATATTTTTATAAGTCGGTGCTAGACTTTCCTCAAGTTCTGACGTATCTATCCCGCTATCTCTTAAGGTCTGAATTTTAGTAGTCAAAATATTTAAGAGATTATTCATCGTAGCGTCATTATTCGTCCTGTATCCACTATCAGACCACGCATTAGGGTCGGGCAGCGCTCGCAAAAGGTCATAATACTGCATATTTGAAATTTTCCCGCTTCCCAGCATATCTTTGGCTTGCTGCTGCGCCATTCTCAGTGTATCTTTGAAAAATTGAGTATCGGGATCTTGAATTCCAAAGAAATTTGCTACCCCGTGCGTAGCGTTTTGCAACGCTCCCTGCTCTCCGCCCGTAAATCTAGTCTTTGCCCCAGTCAAAAGCTCGCTTAGTGCGATAAGTGACGTGATGGAATTTCGCTCCGCTTGCGTAGGCTGCTTTTTCTTTATTGAAATTTCGCCCGTCATAGGATTCACGCCTCTATCTTTTAGCGCTTGGTATACATTTCCGTTCGGAGTGTTCACCCCCAGTAACGCTTTTTTATAGGCGAGTTGTGCCTCTTGCGGTAAATTTTGTATTTCCTGCGGTAAAGTTATACCAAGAGCGTTAAGCGCCATGTCTGTTTGTAGGGCGCTATCGTTTAGTTTTGCCGCATCAGTTTTTTGCTGATATGCAAATTTATTTTGGTTAAGACCCAAATTTCCGGCCGCTATATTTGCGTTCATTCTGCTGGTGTCAGCGTTAAAGCCCAAAATCTTGTCTTGATTTCCCCAGTGATTTATTTGTGCATCGTTAAAAATTTTTTTTTGGTCTAATTCGTCTGCCCTTTGTTTCTCGCTCGCGTAATGGCTTCTTGCGGTCTCGGCCGAATTGGCTACAGCTTGTGCCTCACTCGCCAAATTTGACCTATTCGTCTCATCAAGCTTCGCCTGTGTTTGATTTTTTCTGACGTTGTCTTGATAAATATCCCAAAGCGAGCGGCCTATATTGCCGACCGCCCCTATTGTCATCGTGTTAGGGTTGAAATCTACCCTTTGAGGATTGTAATATGCCATTAGTAGCCGTCCTCATCGTCTTTTCTCTTATAAAAAGAGCTATTAGTCCAAGCGTTGGCTAAATTTTGATTTGCTTGATTTTGCCTATCTATCTCACGTTGTGAAAGCATTTTGTTAAAATCATAGGCGTCTTTTTGCAAATCAAATTGTTTTTTCGCCATTTTTTCTTGTTGATAGCCGCCGTAAAGACTGCCCGCTATGCCAGCTGCCATAAGCCAGTTTGGCGTTCCGCTTCTGTCGCTTCCGCCAAGCCAACCTAGCGTATTGTTGCCAAAATTTTTAAGCCCATCCCAAAAATTCATCTTAAAATCCTTTCAAAAGTTCTGCGCCTATCTCAAGATCGCTCACGCTTTCGCCTTTTTTGAGCCTATCAAAGGCGCTCACCTCATTCTTCCCGCCGCCATTGCCGACTATCGCGTCAGGCTCGCTTTGCGGCGCAGCCTTGTTTATCATTGCCATTGCCACAAGTTTCCAGCCGTTGTAGTTCTCGCCTAAAAAATCCAGCGCTCCGTTTGCTTCGGCAAATTTGCCAAGCTCCTCAGGCTTTATGGTGGGAAATTCTTTCTCAAACTGCGTGACATTTTGATTGAAAACAGCTTGTCTCCTCGCCTGTTCTTGAGCTTCGGCTTGCTTGGCTACAATCTCGTTAATCTGCGCTTGCATTTGTGAGAGCCCCAGCTGCTCGAGCATTTGTTGTTGTTCCAGTGAAACGTTTGCGGGTATTGCGGCTTGTCCGCCTTGCTGGTTTTGATTTGCATCGTTTGGCGCTTGTTTGGCTGCCTCTGCAGCTTTCATCGCTTCCACCATTGCTTTTGCCATAGCGTCGGGACTGAATTTTGCGCCCTCGTCCGCTTTCACTCCTGCACCCTCTTTCGTGTCTGCTTGCGCGGATTGTTCCCCTACACCTTGTGCGGCATTTGCCTCTTGATCGCCCTGTGTCTCGTTTGCCTGCTCTCCTGCTAGCTCGCCTACTAGCGACTCTATCGCCTCATTTTCTGTCATCGTCTGTCTCCTTATAATTTTTTATGAATTCCAAAATTTCATCAAGCATTTCGACCCTATCGATAGCGCGAAGCCTTTGTTCGTCGCTTTGCGATTTGTCAAACGCCACCGCCGAATTCTCCGCCGAGAGTATCAGCAGGTGCTTCATCAGCCCTATGAACACTTGCTGCCCCATTAGCAGGGACAGCTCCTTGTTGCTTGATAGCGCCTGCACCAAAGCCTGCGCCGATTGTTGTGTTATTATCGATGAGAGCATTTAATCCCTCCTTTCCCTCGTCTCCTAAAAATTCATCTACGTTTTTGATGCCGTAAAGCGGCAAAATTTGACGTATGATCTTTTCGTTTGCCTGCACTATCCTTGCCGCGCCTTGAATGTCTTGGATCTGCATACATAGCCCAAATTGCGCGTTTAGGGCTGCACTTGCTTGCATCAGTCCGTCTTTTTGCACCTCTTTGTTTAGCGCGCCTATTCCCGTATTGAGCGCTACCTTGAAACTTGGCACTTCATTACGCGAATATCCCGCAAAAAGCTCGCTCGCGCCGTATTTCCACACTAGCATCGCAAGGCGCTCGAAAAGCGGCTCGATAAAGGTCTCGTTGAAAGAACGCACATAGCCTTGAACTCTGACGCTGCCCTCGTTTGCCATTATACTTGCCATCGTAGCCGTCTCTTTTCTTGGCGTGGTAGCTCCGTTTTGTTGAGGGCTCACTCCGCTCGCCTCGCTCATCTCGTTATCTATGAGGGAGATATTTATTTGAGCGCTACCGATATTTGGCGGCGGCACGAAAGTTATCTGCGCCGGGGTTTGCGCGTAGACAGGCTTTCCTATCGTCTCAAGATCAGTCCTTGAGATGTTTGCGGAAAGAGGCACGATAGCTTTTGGTTTGAGGTGCATATTCATCGCGTCAATGAGCGAATTCCTTGCAAAATTCATCTCCTCTTGTAGCGGCAATATACTAGCCAGCGGCGGTTCGCCATAAGCGCAGACGAAATTTTGCTCGCTAAAATCCCGCACTTGGGGCACCATATAGCCCAAAATGAACGGGCAGCCGTCTTTTAGCTCTACTTTATCGCGCAAGAGTGCATTATCGGCTATCGTGCTTAGATACCATTTGTCATTCTCGCACTCATAGACGTCGTAAATTTCGAGCCTATCGTATCTGCGCTCTTTTGCCTCGTCACGGCTGATAAGCTCATTTGTCGCCTCTTTGTCGTATATTTTCTGCTTCGCTAAATTTCCCAGATCCTCATAACTAAGGCTGATACGATTAACATAGTAGCGTATGTCGTCGTGGTCTTTTGCCTCCGGGTCAAAAAATATATCGTCAAGCTCCACCTCCTCGATCACGGGCAGTCCTTTTCGCCAAAATACCTTTGCCACACTTGTGCCAAGAAACGGGATTTTTTGAAACATCGGCATCATGACCTTGTATAGCCGCACGATCGTCGTATAGTGATTGAGCGCCTCTTGCCATTTTTCTATCACGTCAGCCGAGCTGTTGATGTATGTTTCGAGTTTCGCGAATTCGTCGCTGTTGAAATATGTTTCACTCAAAGCGTCCGTGATACGTTTTGCCTTTGCGTTGATCTTTGGTATGAAAAGGTTCGCCTTGCCGCGCTCTTTGAGACTTTGGGCCTTGTCCTCATCAAGTGCTAGCAAATACGCGGCGTTGAGCTTGTCAAAGTCGCCCCTGTAATGCTCGAAACCGCGTTTAGCTTTTTGAATAAGCTCGCTCAAAAAGGCTGTTCTATCTGAGTTCATATCCTATCCTCTGATCCCAGCTAGAAACTCAAAGCTTTCTTTGAATTCCGTGTCATCTACTGCGTTGATAGCTGCCAGTGCCTCTGCGCTCATCACGCCGTTTTGTTCCACTCCTGCAATCTCTTGAGCCGTCTTGATAGCCTCGCGGAAGCCAGATTTTAAGGCAAATTCATACAAGATTTCGCCTTTTTGCCCTAGTTCGTCGCCACGGATGAATACCCAAATTTCAGTTTTTGGCTGCTTTGTGGTATTTGGCTCACTAGCTACGGCATCTTGCCCATCTTGTAAGGTCGTCTCGTTTGCGCTTTTTTCGGTCGCTTCTTGCTCCTCGTTCTTTGGCGCTTCGTTTGCGCTGTCTATCGCCGTATTTTTCGCCTCTTGGACGTTTTGTCCATTTTGATTAGTTCTCCTTGCCATTTTTGATCTCCTTTTTTAGATTAAAATATGTTCTTTTACTTATGTTTGTTAGTTCTAGCACCCTTTTCGTACCGATACCTCTAGCTATCATTTCGCGCGCAAGAGAGCTCCTATATTTTTTTGACGGAAAGCTCTTTAGCCCGCCTACTAGCTGACATATCACGCCCGCCATCGTGAGTGTCAGGCTCTCATCGTCTAGTTTTGCCACGTCTCTGATGAGTGCGGGATCGATATTCCCCAAAAGATACTCAAACTGCCACTGCAAAATCTACCCCTTTTTTGCATTTTCTACCAAAAATCACCGTCATATCTTTGCCTTTTTTCTTCTGTCCGTCTCGCGCTCATCACGTCGTCAAAAAACGTCAGCGCCAAAGCGTCGGCGTAGTCAGGGCTCGTGCCGTATTCTTTTTTGAGCTCGTCTTTTGGCAGTATCAGGTATCTTTCTTTGCGGTCGTATTGAAATTCGATCATCTGAAGCTGTTTTTTGAGCTTTTCGTGCGCGTTCATCGTCAGTAGATGAAATTTTTCTTTGAGCGCAAAATACATCTCCGCGCGTTTGTTCGCAAATTTCGCCTCATTCGTCGCCTTGTAGCTTGCCTTTGCTTCGCGACAGATAGCCCCCAGTCCGAATTCGCATAGCCTGTCAAATGTGCCTGCGCCCACTCCCACACTATCGATGAATATCGCCTCGGGTTTTTTCTCGCTCATTTCGTATCTACGGTATATCTCGCGGGCAAGCTCAGTGGTGCTAGCGATACGAAAGCCCTCGAGATTTTTCACATGATAGCCCTCTCGAACGCAAAGCACACTCTCATCGTCGCCGTCTCTTGCCACGTCCAGTCCCCAAATTTGCACGGCATTTGGCTCATACGCCCGGACTTTTCCAAAAGCCGCCTCTATCTGCGAAAGCGGGAAGAGCGCATTCGTCGTAGTGTCTAGGAATTCGCCGTATATCTCTTGCTTCACGACATCGCTATCCACGCCGCCAAGCTCCGCGATGAGTTCGTCTATCTCCTCTTTGCGAAGCAGCGGATTTTCAAAGCTTGAAATTTGAAAATTGACCCAGTCTTTTTCGTTTCTCATACCACGGCTTGCCAGATCGAAAAAGCGGTTTTTCCCTTTTGGTACTCCGCCGATGAAAGCCCTTGAATTTGGATAGTCTAGTAGCATCGGACGGATCGCATTGTCCCAAAGGTATGAGTTCTTCAAGATGATGCCTGCCTCGTTGAGAATGACGACGTCATACCCAAAGCCCTCGATATTCTCGGGGCGTTCAGCAGAGCGCATATCCAGGTATCCCTCGCCTACCGTCAGTTTTTTGTCCTGCGCGTGAAATTTCCACATATCAGCGGGTAGCTGTTTGAGCTCAGGCACGAAATACCTTTCAAAATAGCGCTGCAGGTTTGCCGTAACCGTATCGACCCAGAGTATCTTTTTGCCCTCAATGAGCCACTCGATGCACGCATTCGCCATACCTTTCGTGAACCCGCTCCTGCGCCCTTTTTCTATGGTCGTGAATTTGGCTTTGTTTTTGAAAAAGACTTCGCGCTGCCAGTCTGTATATTTGAGCCGCAAATTCACTTCACTCATCGATGAGCCCCTTTCTTTCTATCACGATTTTCGTCTGCTCTACGTTTTGTTGTGCGTTCGTATTGTGTATGATGGTTTCAGGCGATTTGCCTAGCACTGTCTCTTTGTTGCGTGCCGTGATGCGACTGTGTGCGTCGATGTCAGCCAAGTCGTCCGCAAACTCCAAAAGCTCGTCGGCTTTCTTTTGATTTGCTAGAGCTCTGTTTTGAAAATAGATGAGATGTTTTGTCGCGGTATCGACCGCTTCTCTCACACTGGAAACTTCTTGGAAACTTTGCCCCGCCAAATCCGTTTCTATCGCAATGAGAGTGGCAACTTTTTCTTTGTTTTTTGGCTCGAGCCCTTTCGTCATTTTCATCACGGTCGTATGGCTGACATCATATTTTTTGCCAAGCTCTCTGATCGTATATTTGCCGGTATGAAAATCCGCCAAAATTTTCTCTTTTGTCTCGTCTGTTATTTTTGCCATCTATAAAATCCCCTCAAATAAATTTCTCTCTTTTGGTGCTGCCTTTTTAGCCACCCTATGTTTTGGCTTGGTTTTTGTTCCTAAATATCTTGCTTGTGTTGCTTTTTGTCTGCTTGCACTCATTCTGTTGTCTAAAATCAACCGTATTGCAATCGTTGAAAAATGATAAATTACGTTTAACTCGAGTTGATATTTTTCTACATTGCTTTTTCTTAAGCTATTTATAATCGTTTCGTCGGTCAATGAGCTTTCACAGCCTATTTTTATAAGATATGCTAATTCAGTTAGATAATAATCATCTTTCCGCTTTTCCCAGCCTATCCAATGTTTGTCAAGCACTTTATAAAAAACTTCTAACGGCTCAATGTTTAAATTTATATTCATCGCTTCATTCTATGCTCTTTGATAAAATCTATCGCCTCGCCCACCTCATAAATCTTGACTTTTATCCCGCCTTTACCTGCGTACTCATAGCTGTAGCTCCCGCTTGCGTATTTATCGTTCTTAAATAGCGCGTCCAGTACTCCTTTGGCTACGTTGTCCGTGTCGCCGTGCGTTTTGTCTTTGTATATCGCTATGGTCTCTACGAAGTACGCCCCGCATAGTTCTGGTACAGCGTGCCAGTCTTTACCGCGCCTAATTATTCTTTTGGGCGCATTGGGGTTGGCGGCGCAAAAGGCGTCCGCTAGCAAAGTTTTCCACTCTAGGTATTTTTTGTAGTCTTTTGTAAATTTCATCTTTTGCGTCGTTCGCTTATACGGCACGGGGTTATACTCTAGCCCCGTTATCTCAAACTCATAAACTAGCTTCATATTCCGCCCAATTCTCATCGGCGACCCCCTCATAACAGCCTCCCCTGCCTAGCCTCACTATGAGCTTTTTTGATCTGCTCGTTCGCCTTGCTTAAAATTTGAGGTATCTTGCTAAATTCATTTTCTTTGATGATTTGCGTTTGCCCTACTTGATTTCGCTCGTCTGTGAAAATTTTAAGCGTGAATTCGTATCCGAAGCTGTCAGCCTCCAAAAGGATAAATTTTGCCAGTTTTGGTGTCATCCTCTAAACTCCACGGCAGAGACCGCGCCATATTCGTTTTTCTTGTAAAAATCAGGTATGTTTATCTTAAACGTCCTCTCGCCTATCCTGTCTTTTGCCATCACGAGCTCTCTTTTTACGACCTCTTGCCTATCGTTTAGCGTAGCGCTTAGATAGATTATCATATCGCTATCATAGACTTGATCGCCCGAGCCTTTGAGGGCTTGACGTCCAGCTTTAAGATCAGCTTCGCTTATCTGATTTATCAAGATTATCACTATGCCAAGTGTTCGTGTCAGTTCGCTTAGTTTGCTTGAAATTTCGTTATTTTTCTCATATTCGCTTAGCTTAGTATTGCTTACTCGTAGCTTCATGCGGCTATCTATGGCAAAGACCATCACGCCCGCTTGGCTGAGCTTTCTTATACGCTCGCACACTATGTCGATGTTTGGGCTATCTTGGATGATGGTCATATTTTTTAGTATCTCAAACGGAGCAAATTTAAACTTTCTTATCAAGACCTTTTCATACATCTCGTAACTGAAAAATGCTACCTTGTGAGACTTCGCAAGACCCTTTAAAAGTTCGATCGTAAATGTAGTCTTACCCGCGTAGCTGGCTCCTGCTATGTTTATGAAGCTGCCTTGCGCTAGGCCTCTGTAATAAAGCTCGCCATCAAGCCAATCAAGCCCGGTAGGAAAATATACCAGCTCGTCACTGGCTTCCACACGTCTCACGAATTCGCCCATAGTTTCGAATTTCTCATCTATTCTTGTGCTTTTCAAGTCTCTTAGCGTCTCATCGATCGCAGCTCTTTTATCCTCAAGATAGATTATGAATTCATCTACGCTGTTGAAATTTTCAGGGTTCATACTGCTAACCTCTTGCATGCGTTTTGCATTTTGATTTCAGAGACGAGCTCTCTTTTTACGTGCCTGAATGCTTCATCGTCCCAAAGTGCCCCGGTTATGAAGATGTCACACATCTCTTCGTATAGCATCCTATCCTCTTGTGCTTGCGCCTTTAGCACTTGCATTATCGCGGCGTATGGCATATTTGCAGCTCTTTTAGCGTTTATGAGCCTTACGATGCCTATCCTGCGCCCGCTAAAAAGGCTCTCGTCCAGTCCGTTTGCCACCTCATAGGACAAATGATCGTCGCCGTTTATAAGAGCGCTAGAAATCAGGCAGCGCTCGAGACTGATCTTTTTGTTAAATTTCATAATTGTCTCCTAACTCCCAAGCCATATACGGGTTGTCTTTTCGTAGCATGTCGGTCCCAAAAGGCTTGATGTCGCCAAAATTTCCTTTGATACATCTACGCACTATCTCTAGCTGACTTATGCCTACGTAGTCCTTTAGCTGTGTGCCAAGTCTTTTTATCTCGAGGTCTTTTAGCGGTCGGCCTCTTTTATGCTCCAGATATGGCACCAAGTGCAGATAAAGCAGGTTTGGTATCGTAAAGTCGTAGATGTCTTTGCCAAGCTTCAAGGCCTCAAACCAATCTTTCTCACTCGCATAATGTCTAGGGCTGGTAAAGCTGACGTAGCTTTCGTCGTTTGAATTTTTTGCATCCAGTAGCTGATTTGTTAAATTTCGTCTTTGCTCGTCGGTTAAATTTTCATCTACGTTATCAGGTTTATTTTTTATGATCTCGTAGCCTTGTTGATTTGAATTTTCCTCACGCGTATGCGCGAGAGAATTTTCATCCTCTTTGTTTGTAATATTCTCTTTCGGCATTTGCTTAATCGTCGGTTCGTCTTTTCGGCAATCGTCGTTTAAGCATTTGATTAATCGTATCTCACGCCTTAAAATCTCTGCTCCGCGCTTTTTATAATCGATTTTTATGTATCCTAGCTTTGCGAGCTTGCTTATCTTTTCAGATACGGTCTGCGGAGTTATCTTGTCCTCTTTGAAAAGCTGCACGAAATGATCGTTGCTAGCGTAGCAATATCCCTCTTGGGCGCACAAATTTGAAATAGCGAGCAATAATCTAAGCTCGTTTTTTATCCTAGCATCTAAAAACCACTCATTAAAGCATATCGCATATCCGTTATTCATCTCTTCACCTCTTTTTATCTTTTTTAACTCTCTTTTTACTTTTGTTAAATTTGTCTATTTTCTTTAACAATGACCGTTCTTTGTCTCGTTCCGGGCTAGACATCGCTTCCCCTTATCTGTAGCCACTTGACTTCGATATTAGTGATCGGGCATTTGTCGCGAAACGGCTCGTCAAGCACTTGTGCTTTAATGAGTTCATTGACGCGTGCCGAGATCGTAGAGGTCTCTATGTTCGTCGCACGTGAAAGCATACGCCTAGTCATGCCCTCGGGGTGTTTTTCAAGCTCTCGTAGTATGATGACCCTTTGCGCTTCGTGTTTTTCTATACTGGCTTTGTAGCCGTTTATGCTTGTGTCCGCTATCATTCTTGCTCCTCTATCTCATATCCGCCGCTAAGCACCTTTTCTAGCGTGGATATGACGTTTGAGATGTCGTTTTTCACATCAGGCATCACTTCTATCAGCTCCTCATCGTCCGAACACTCCTCGATAGTCTCGAAGCAGTCTCTTAGCTCTTTTGCTGATGAGCCGATGAGCGCGACGATCTGCTTGGCTTCAGGTTTGAAATTTGTCATATTGCTACCTTTGCGAATAGGCTATCACTCATGCCCTCTTTGGCTTTCTTGATCTGCCTAAGTATCATCGCCACTACATTCACGCTCATAGCGTTGCCGGCTTGTTTGTATGTCTGTGTATCGGAGCAGACTATCTGAAAACTTTCGGGAAAGCCTTGCAAGCGTAAGCATTCTCTAGGCGTCAGCTTTCGGATGCGATAGGTGTCATTGAGCATATTGTTTTGCTCAAAGCTTGATGAGCTGATCGTCGGACAAATTTCAAGCTCATAGCCTTTGTTGAAACCGCGGGACTTTTGCCAAATTTTTACGAAAGTATCCGTCCTGCGAGTCCCGCCGCTCGTTTTGATAGTGCCGGCGCATTCGTCCGTCTCTTTAGGATCGAATTTGCCGTTGAAGCAAGCGTTAGGATCTACCATGCTCAAAATGGCGTTTTCGTTCAAATAGTATTTTTCGTCGACTTCATCGTCCAGATAGTCTCTGATAGCGGTCGTCAAAGGAACTCTTGGTGCAAAGTCGAAATTCAGATACTCGTCGAAATCCAAAAAGCCTACGATGTAAATACGCTCTCTGTTTTGAGCGATGCCGTAATCTTTGGTATTCAAAACTCCGTCGTGAATGTAATATCCTAGATCGCGCAGAGCCATTTTGAATTCAACATAGGCTCTGCCTTTGCCGATCGACAAAAAGCCTTTAACGTTTTCATAGACGAATACTTTTGGACGACACTCTCTCACGATACGAACGAATTCATAAATGAGCTCTCCGCGCTCTCCCTCCGTGCCCGCACGAAGCCCTGCGAGACTGAAGTCCTGACAAGGTGAGCCGCCTATCAAAACATCCACTTTGTCAGTGTAAATTTTGGCGTCCAGCTCTTTGATGTTGCAGTGAAAATGCTTCTCGTCTATGGCATGATTTGCAAGATAGCTCTGCCTTGCAAATTTGTCGATCTCACAGGCAAAAGCCATATCATACTCGGCAAACACTTCACGCGCTGCGAATTCTGCTGAGCCAATGCCACTGAAGATGGTGGCGAGAGCTATTTTCTCACTAGCCATTTATAGACCTCGCCGATCATCATAAAAACGCCTGCCAAGATGAATCCGCCGACGAAAAGTATTGCGCTAGTTTGTAAAATTTCGATCATTTTTTAACCTTTTGGAGTTTTTGAAGCCTCTTATTTTCTTGCTTGATTATCCACGCTCTGATGTCTTGCCAAGCGTCGAGAGGAATCGCATAATTTTCTTTCAATAAGCACATTTTTTCGTAGCTAGGCTTAGTTTTATTAGTATTTATTTTTTTAACCATACTTTCAGAATAATGGCTTCTTAAAATCCTTGTAAATTGTTTCCTTGTCATTTTTTATAGTTGCCTTTTTGTTTTCTGTTTTCGTAAGTATAAATTCATTGAACTTTAAAAAAGCTTAAAAGCTCAATACCACTGAACTATATTTTGCAAAATTTTTAGGTATAATGAAATTGTCCTAAAAAACCAAGACAGGAGGCACAAGATGGACTTTGTCTTTAATGTGGAGCTCGCCAAGAAAAAAATAAAAGAGCTATCATATACATATAGCGATTTGGTTAATGTTATGGGTGAAAATGGCGATTTTATAACGGAAAGCGCTATTAAAAAATGGTTCATGAAAAATAATCCGATAAGACCCACAATAGAAAATATACAAGCTTTAAGCAAAGCCATAAAAGTGCCATTAAATGAACTGGTAGAGCAAACAATTTTTGAAAATGTATCGGCAGTCAAAGAAATCCCTGTCGTAGGCGAAGCTAGTTGCGGCATCCCAGAGCCAAATTCATATCAAGACTACGATCAAAAGACCTATTGTAGCGCTGACATTTGGAACGAGGACATATATGCAGTCATTGCAAGCGGCGATAGTATGTATGATTTGATAGAAAGAGGCGACGAGGTAATTTGTGATCCTAGAGCCGATATATTGAGCGGCGACATCGTGCACTATGAATTTAACGGAGAAAGTGCTATTAAGGTCTATTTTAAAGAGGAAAAATTCGGGGTAGTTAGATTCGTCCCATATAATAGAAGCGGGGAATTTAAGACTCTTAGCTTTAGCGTGAACGATGAAGCCTTACAGAATATAAAAATGGTAAAAGTTATCAAGGTTAATAAGTCTATGGAAAATAATCGTAAAAGCAGGCTAAGGGCAATGGGGCTAATATAAATTTACAAAGGCCTAGTGTTTGACAATCAGGGCATCAAATAGTCGCCTAGTCGGTAGCTACTCCATAAATTCAAAGAGGTTTTAGGGAAAGGATAGATAGTGAATGAAAAAGATATGCGCATTTTTATAAAGAAAATAACAATACATGATTTTAGAGCTTTTTCTGGTAAAAATCCGGATGGTAGCTCTAAGATATACGAAATCGAACTTGGCGAACATATAACTTGCATATCCGGACATAACGGAATAGGCAAATCTACCATTTTGGCCATGCTTAGCAATTGTGGAGAAATTAAAAAACAAGACGGAGTATTGCTTAATGGTAATAAATTCGCGGGCGAGTATAGCTCAATCGTGAAATACGATAAAGATTACGACAAGCCCGGCGATAAATGTAGTATATATTTTCACGTCCCCGACAATGTGAAAGATTCATCGGGCTTTAAATATCCAAAAGTTATTGATTTTAGGGCAGCTATTCAAAGCGGGGAAAGATATAGATTATTGCCAAAAAAAACGCACGAGCGCCCAACTGAAAGCAAGATAGAATGGCCGACGTATTATTTAGGGCTTTCTAGGCTATATCCGATCGGCGAATCCGAAAACATAGATGTAGTAGGGCTAAAAGCAGATATTGAAATAAAGGAAGAAATGTTTAAAGCATATTCTAATATTTTAAATACAAATATAGATAGCATAGACTCGAGCTTTGTAAGTCCAACCGATGCCAAAAAGAAAAAGGGAGTCGGAATAAAAACGGATAAATACGGGATATTGTCTAACTCGTCAGGGCAAGACAACCTAGGACAAATTTTGATGGCAGTATTTTCTTTTCAAAATCTAAAAAATACCTTAGAAAAAAAAGAAAATTACTGGTATGACGGCAGTATCTTACTTATAGACGAGATAGACGCTACGCTACACCCGGCAGCACAAAATAAACTTTTCAAATTCCTTTATAAAAAATCGCAAGAACTAAATTTACAGATAGTTTTTACAACTCATAGCTTAAGTCTTTTAGAGTATATAACAAAGACTCACAATCCAAATACACACAATCAATCTCTTATCGTCCAGTATCTTACAAACGGAAGGGGCGATGTTGAAATTTTAAAAAACCCAACGATAGAAAGAATTCGTCGCGATTTGCTAATATTAACCGGCGAAATAAAAGAGAACCCAAAAATAGATATACTTACGGAAGATGATGTCGGAAGATGGTTTTTAGAAAAGATTATCGATCGGTCTATCCCGGACATAAAGCTAAATTTTATAGACTGCGCCTTTGGTTGCGGAGAGATAGCAAAGCTAGTTAGCGGTAGTAAAATTTTTAATAATATTATCGTGGTTTTAGATCCTGATATTTCAAGCCAACAAAGCAGGCAAGACGTAGAAAATAACTTAAAAAAAGGTAATGGTTATTGGGCATTGAAGAACCCGGTAGAGCGCGATGGTAGATGTATTTTTGCTCTACCCGGTGATAAACCTATCGAAACTATGCTATGGGAATACGTCAAAGCTTCGCCAGAAAGTCATAAAATGTATTTTGATCAAGCATTAGAAGAAGAAGGAATTTGTAAAAGAAATTTAATTGGTGAACAAATAAACAAGTTAACAGAACAAAAAGAATGGTTTTATAAGAATAAATATATAATGGATACCGTGCTTTGTTATTGGATTAACGATAATAAAGATATTATTAATGACTTTATTAAGAATTTTAAGTGCGAATATAATAAAATAGCCAGAAAAATAGGTATAGATAAAATACAATAACCGAGGTAAAAATGCCGACAACGCTGTCTCCCCTCCGCTATCCGGGCGGAAAAAGCAAACTAGCCGACTTCGTGGATAATACCATAAAGCTAAACGGTATAGAAAAACCTATTTATTGCGAGCCTTTTTGCGGCGGTGCGGGCGTGGCCATAGATTTACTGTTAAAAAATAAGGTAGAAAAAATCATATTAAACGATTGCGACGTAGCCGTTTATTCGTTTTGGAAAGCCGTATTAGACGATGCCGAAAAACTTGGCCAAAAAATAATCTCGACCAAAATAACAATACAAGAAAGAGAAAACCAGCGACAAATTTATGGCGAACTATCAAAAAAAAGGGAGTATAACCTAGACCTTGCGTTTGCTACGCTGTTTTTAAATAGAACAAGCGTGTCGGGCATCATAAGGGGCGGAGTTATAGGGGGAAAAGACCAAAAGGGCAAATATAAGATCGGCGATAGATTTAATAAAGAAAAGATTTTAGAAAAAATAAATCGTATAGCTGCCCTCAAAGATAAAATAGAATTATTTAATCTTGATTGTAGCGAACTTATAAATACTTACCTGAAAAACTATACCGATAAAAATAACTTATTTATATTCTTTGATCCACCGTATTATAAACAAGGTAAAAACTTATATACTAATTTTTTTACCCACAAAGATCACGAAAATTTGGGCTTGGCTATAAAAAATATGGATGAGTATTTTTGGATATTAACATACGATCATGCCCCTGAAATATTGGAGATATATAAAAAAAACAACCCTAAAAAATATATGCTTCAATACTCGGCCAACATCAAAACTATGTCCACAGAGTTGTTTTTTTGTAGCCCAAGAACAATAGTCGAGTCTTTTGGAAAAGTAGAGTTTGAAGAATAGAGTAGTTTCTTTTGCTATATTATTACCGTTATATCTCTTTGCCCTCTCCGGCAAAGTCGTCTCTATCCACGACGGCGATACGATCACGATACTCACGCAAGAAAAGCAACAAGTCAAAGTCAGGCTCTACGGCATTGACGCGCCCGAAAAGAAACAGCCATACGGCCAAAAATCAAAACAATTTCTTTCAAATTTGATTGCCGGCAGATCCGTTGAAATTCAAGAAAAGGGCAAAGACCGATATAAACGCGTGCTTGGTATAGTCTATCTTGACGAACAAGACATCAACGAACGAATGGTGCTTAATGGCTATGCATGGGCGTATGTCAAGTATTCAAAAATTTATGCAGGTCAAGAACTCAAAGCCCGTAATCAAAATTTAGGCCTTTGGCGAGATAAGTCTATCCCGCCGTGGGAGTGGAGGAAAAGGCGGTAAATTTTAATATAGCGGTCGTGGCTGAAAATAATACCCTTGCTGGTTTTGCTCCATCCTGCGCGCCGAATTATAATTCATCTCTCTTAGCTGATTAGCATAATCGTTTTGTTGGGCTGCGCTTTGGTTAAACCCGTTGGCCCAACTTTGCATAGCATCCAATACGCCATACCCGACCTGATTGCTGCGCTCTATCGCTTGAATATAATACTCCAGCTCTTGTTGCGTCATAGGACGAGAACAACCAGCTAAATTATCATAAAAATATTTTCTTAGCAGATCGTCGTTTTCTGATTGTATCAACTCATCAACGTCATACTTAGACACCCACATCAAATCCCCGACCTCGCAACTTACTCCGACGCTATTAAGATGTTGTATTACGTCGTCAGTTACTATAAGCTGCTTTGTCTCTACCGGGATATAATAAGCTTTGTTATCGATGAATGCCACGTCCCTATTGTTTGGATTAAATGCACACCCTGAAAGCAAAAGCCCAACAAGGCATATAAAAGCGATATTTTTCATCTTTAAATCCTAAATTTTACCACTTAGGTCTTTTAGTACCTTTCTTGCCGGTGTATGGATTGTAGTTGCCCTTTGATGAGTAATTGTTGGTTTGCGTATGGTCTCTGTTGGTTCTGTGGTAGGATCTAACATAAGTCCCGTTTCTTTTATAATACCCACCTACACTTTTGCCGTAGGCGAAGCTTCCCATAGAGCCCAATAAGCAAACTGCTAAGATTACAAACAATGTCCTTTTCATAGAAACCTCCCCTAAAAATTTAACAAAAATTATAGCACAAAAATATATTTTCAAAAGTTCAATAATATTGTATTTTTTAAGTAGTATTTAAGTTCAATAGTGTTATACTTCTCTCATCAAAACAAAAAAGTCTAAAGTCCTGACAGACATCAGGCAGGAGCCCCACTCCTAGCTAGAGTTTAGCTGAAGCTACGCGGTAACCCGAGTATAGCGGACATAATGCTATACCCATCGCCAGCCCTGACTTAGGATAGTTTCTCACAGGGGTAGAAAAAACGAGAAAGACCGAAATTTATAAAGCCGTAGCATAAAGTAATGCTACCCGTTGCGGTAAATAGCGGTGCAAGTCCGCTCGGCTTTACCAGTCTCTTTTAAGGAGTCTTAAGCTCTAAGCGTGGTGAAAGAACACGCAAACTTAGCCCGGTAGAGTGGCTATTTTACGGCAGCGTTCGGGTAAAGACTTCCCGCTCTTTGTTTTGTAAAGAGCGGTCTCTAAGATTTCTTAAAAGAGACACTAAATTTAAAGGACACAAAATGCTAAGACGCTTACTACGTTTATTTAGACGCAAGCACAAATACTTAATAACAAACATCAAATTTCTACAACTTCAAAGGATCTGAAATGATAGCATTCGAGGACATCAGAGACGACGCAGGCGAGATCAAGCTTGTGCCGTTTGAGTATGACGAGACGGCAAAGCTTAAAGAGGGGATACGAAAAAACCTAAATAATATCGACCTAAATTTAGACGATGACGAGATATACGGCCAGCTCGATGAGATCAGATGCGCTTATGAGGGTGATGACGCGGTAGATGTTTGGCAAGAGATAGAGGCCTTTATAGCAGCAAATAAAAACGAAAAGCTATCTCGCAGCTGGCAAGAGCTACAAGATGACCTAAGACGCATGAGAGCAAAGCTGCAAACGAGCCAGAAAGAAGTGCAATCCAACGTAGAGCTGCTAAATCAAATTTTAAAGGTCGCGATATGAGCTGGATTAGTTTTTGCGCCCTTTGGACGGCGAGAGGATTTAGAGTTTATGGTAACAAGTCAAATTTCAAAATTTCAAAGGTAAAACAATGAGTAACGAAGCAATGGAGCTTATTATAAGCTATGAAGCAAGCACGGCGGATAATCAAATTCTAAAAACAAATTTCGATGACATCAAGGCTGAAGTAGTCAGTCAAGTCGAAAAGTATTCGATCGAAGTTACCGAAGATAATATACCCGAAGCCAAAAAAGTAATGGCAAATTTCAATAAAGTAAAAACAGAGATCGGCGAAAAGTATAAATTCTATATAGACAAGCTTTCAGCTCCTATCAATCAGCTAAAAACCGAAAAGAAAGAGATAGAGTCAATAATCACGGACGGACGCCAAAAGATAGCTGACAGCGTAGCAGAATTTGAAAGCAAGAGGCTTGATGAAATTTCACAAAAGATAAGCGCATACGTAAAAAGCGTGTGCGATGAAAAGGGGCTAAATTTTGAGAGCATAGTAACAGCCGATCTAATCAAGCTAACGGCCGTAACGCCTGCCGGTAGCCTCGCAAAGACTACAAAAGAAGCCATAGACGCAAGGGTGCAGGCTTTGGAAAATGAAATTTTAAAAGCTAGGCTTGAAGCGGAAGAAAAAGCAAAATACGAAGCGCAAATTGCAGAGCAGGCAAGACGTGAAGCAGAGGAAAAAGCCGCACGTGAAAAAGCCGAGCTTGAAGAAAGAGCAAGGCAAAGAGAGGCTGAACTGCTGGCGCGAGCCGAAAAAGAGAAGCAAGAAGCTGTGCAAAGAGCCGAGCGCGAAAAACAAGAGGCTATCGAGCGTGCAAAAGCCGAGCAAGCAAACCCAAACCCACAAGCTTTTTATGACGCACAACGTGAAATTTTGCAAAAACCACGCGAAGCTGAAAACGGCAAGGCTATATACACTATCCGTACCGAGTTTGAGGTCAAAGCTCCAGCAAACGCTCCGCACGACAAGCTATCGGAAAAAATCAAAGAGATGCTAGCCGCGGCGGGCATAACGAATTTAAGCAAAATCGAGGTGTTAAATGCTTGAGATAGATTTGGGTGGGCTTAAGGGATTTAAGCACCCCCTAAATACGATGATAAAGGGGTTATCAAATAAAGAGTATCACGAAGCGGGCGGGCTAAGCTCTACCCGTTTCGAGCTAATCAAAAAAAGCGTGCGAGCCTTTAAAAAGCGCAAGAAGTTTGACTTTTGGAAGCCTTGCTTTGACGAGGGAACACTTTGCCACGACTGCATTTTGACGCCCGAAAATATCGACAAAACCTACATCGAAAGCCCGACGCTAGGGCTTGATACTAAAAAGGCGGAGGCGTTACGAGAGGCCCACCCTGACAAGATCGTAGTAGCCAAAGGAATGATAGCGCATTATTTAGAAATCTCCGAGATTGTTAATGACTTCGTGCCGTTTCTAAAATACGCCGACAAGGAAGTGAGTTTTTTCCACTACCACAAAGACGCAGATTTGCTTATGCAAGCGCGCCCTGATATTTATATCCGCAAAATGGGGCTGCTTTATGATCTAAAAAGCACGAAAGCAAACAATAAAGACGAGTTTGAGGAGTTGATCGAGCCGTACAACTACGACTTATCACTAGCCTACTATACCGACGTTTTAAATTTGTGTGGGTATAAAACTTCACTCAAATACATGGGCTGGCTTTGCGTGCCTAAATCTGCGCCGTATATCCCGTTTTTAGTGCGCATTAGTGAGGAGTTACTAGAAAAAGGGCGCAGCAAATACCAAGAGCTTTTAACTCGGTATATGGACTACATCGAAGCAGAAAAAGATTGCGGCGAGGAAGATTTGGAGCTTATCTACTCCGACATCGCCAAAGACGAGGCACACAGCTATGAATACCGCAAAGAAAACTACATAAATGCGGCATAAATTTGAAAGGATAAAAAATGAACCAACTACAACAAACCAAGCCACAAACAGAGCAGATAGCAAAAAGCAACTGGCTAAGCCAAGACGAGAAAAAAATCATCAAGGCGCAGTTTTTCCCGCCAAACGCTACCGATATGGATATGATTTATTGTATGAAAGTTGCCGAGACTTTTAATTTAAACCCTATCTTAAAACAAATATTTTTTGTCGAGCGCTCGGCAAATATCGACGGCAGGTGGATAACAAAAATAGAGCCTTTGGCTGGGCGCGACAGCTTTTTGACCCTAGCGCATAGAAGTGGTAAATTTGCAGGCATCGATAGCGACTGCGCCATAAAGCAAACGGCAGTATTGCAAGACGGCGAATGGGTAACCAAGAACGAGCTAGTCGCAACAGCAAAAGTATATCGCACGGACAACGATCGTCCTTTTTGCGCTGAAGTGGAGTATAGCGAATATGTGCAAAGAACAAAAGACGGCAGCATAACCAAATTTTGGCGCGACAAGCCTAAAACTATGTTAAAAAAGGTAGCCGAAAGCCAAGCATTGCGAAAAGCCTTTGACATCTCAGGGCTTTATTCAGTCGATGAAGTCGGCGATGATGAGCCTAAAAAAACAAAAATAGCACCAAAAATTGAAACAAAAACAGCGCAAAACCTAAACGAGCTTTTGAGTAGTTCAGAAAAACCAAGCATCTCAGTTGGTGCAAAAAATTCACAAACTGAAAAAACCGAATACATCGAGGCTGCACCCCTTGAAGTAGAAATCGCAACTGTAAAAGAAAATTTGACAGTTGAGCCAATGCCTCATGATCTACTACAAAGCGAGCTAGTAAAACGAGGCGCTAGTGAGGTTGAAGCTGAGAATTTGGTCGAGAGATTAAGCATTGATGAAGCGATGGCGTATCTGGACGATCCGAACAGTATCGACGCACTACTGGAAAATTTAAAAGACTGAATTGGAGGAAGGAAAAATGATAGAGCCAAAATACAGAATAAAAGACAAAGCCGATTTTGAGAGAATTTTTAAAAAAATCGCCGAGCTTGATAATGAGGAGCTTAACGACGGTTTCATAGTGGAAGGCAACCATGACATAACCTACGGTGACGTAAAAGCTACATGCGAGCTAATCGGGCATGATTTACTTCTTTTGCCACAAGAGATAGTGGATGATCTTGAAAGGGGCAAATATTCACATATTGATACCTTTTATATTGATATTATCCACTTAACAAAATTAGCCCCGAATTTTACGGGCTCGCTATTTTTATTCGGCGGAGCTATACCAGATGAGTTAGAGATAGAAGAGGACGGCACGCTTAGATTATGGTTTGATTAAATCTAGAAAGGGCAATAATGTTTAACAGAATAGTTTTAGTCGGGCATCTTACGCGAGATATTGAGCTGCGCTACACACAAGGCGGCGCGGCGATAGGTAGCTCGGGTATAGCCGTAACGCGCAAATACACACTCAACGGCGAAAAGCGCGAAGAGACGTGTTTTATCGACATAACATTTTTCGGCAAGCACGCGGAAATAGCAAACCAATATCTCAACAAGGGAAGTAAGCTTCTAGTAGAAGGTCGCTTAAAATTCGACCAATGGCAGGATAGCAACGGACAAAATAAAAGTAAGCACTCGGTCGTTGTGGAAGTAATGGAAATGCTAGGCGAGCCAAAGCAAAGTAATCAAGGCTATCAGCAAGGCGGATATTCAAATCAGCGCCCACAGCAAAGCGCGCCAAAGAAAGCGCAGCAGCAAAAACCGCCTGAAAGCTACGACGCGCCAGAAATATACGTGGATGGCGACAAATACGACAACGACGAAACGATACCGTTTTAAGGGGCGGAAATGGGCAAGAACTTCAGCGGCAACACGAACAAAAGCCGCTCAAAAGCAGACTTTTATCAAACGCCTTACAACCTGACAAGGCGGCTTTTAGAGGTTGAGAGGTTTGAGGGTAGTATACTAGAGCCTGCTTGCGGGGCGGGTGCGATAATATCGGTTTTAAAAGAGGCGGGATACGAGGACATTACGGCTTACGATTTGCTACTAAACGGCAAAGACTTTTTAACTGAAACGCGTAAATTTGATGCGATCGTCACAAACCCGCCTTTTAGCCTTGCAAAGAAATTTATCCTCAAAGCTCTTGAAATTTCAGACAAATTCGCCTTTTTACTGCCATTAAACTATCTACACGGTAAAGAGCGACACGATGAAATTTACGCACGCAAGGCTTTAGAGAGAGTTTATGTATTTACCCGCTATCCTATGCTTAGCGACGAGATCAGGAGCGACGGCAAATACGAAACCGGAATGATGGTTTATGCTTGGTATGTATTTTCTAGGCATTTTAACGGACAGCCTGAAATTTATTGGCTGGATAATAACGAGGATGTGTTAAAGAAAGGTGAGAGATGACAAGAGTCGAGAGATATTTTGAGGAGGGAGAGTATAAAGCTCCTAAGACAAAAAAGAGCTTAAAAGCTGACTTGGAAGAGATTTTTAGGCTTGTTGAGAATAAAGACTTAGATACTCAAACAGCAGTAAGTGCAGTCTTTGAAATGGTGGCGGTATATTTTGATGAGCCGCTTGGAAATTTAGGGGAGTGATATGAAAGAGATAAAATTTAGAGCGTGGGATGTGCTAAATAAAAAAATGCTTAACTGGGGCGAAGTTTTCCACTTACCCGCTTGGGAAATTTTCCCCGGCACTCCCGAGCAAAGAGCATTTGAAGTCATGCAATACACCGGCTTGAAAGACCGAAACGGCAAGGAAATTTACGAGGGGGATATACTTGAATTTCGCGCAAACCCTTTTGATAGGAAAAGGGATTTATTTCAAGTAGTTTTTAAAGACGGCGGGTTTAGAGATGAATGGAATAATTATATTGGACAATACCTGCCGCCGGATATAAGAAACAAACAAGGCGGAAGAGTAAGACTCAATGAAGCATGCGAAATCATCGGCAACATCTATGAAAACCCTGAATTATTGGAGGAAAAATAAAATGCTTGAGTATTTTTTATATGTGGTCGGATATTTTATTGTTTTAGGTGCTGTCAGGGCTATTTTTAACATCGTAAATCGAATCGTTGTAATACCGCTTATCGTATCTTTTTGTGACATAGAATATGACACGTTTTTTAAAGTTTTTGTTTGGAAGAAAACGTGGCAAAGAAATTTATTTTTAGCACTTACTATTATTGCTGTTATAGCAAGTCTTGTAGTATCTTTCTTTGTTACAAAAGAAATTGGCGCATGGATAAAAGGAGTATGAAATGACATTACTAGAACAAACAAAACAAAAGATTGAGGTTATGCAATCCTTTGTAGATGGTAAGGTTATTCAATACCACCTAAGAGGCGAGGAGGGACACTGGTGGGATATTAAAGAACCTTGCTGGGCTTGGGATGCTTCTGACTATCGTGTCAAGCCTGAAGCAGAGCTTACACATAACTTTAAAACAGGAGATGAAGTTATTTTAAAATACAGTTGCAAAGGTGGAGCATTAACACAAAATGATATTTGCAAAGTTAAGGACGTTGATAATGATAGTCTGCAACTCGATATTTCAGATTTTCCCTATTGCCCAAATGATTTTGTAAAGGTTGATGACGTCCTTTGGTATTGGGAGTATCAGCATAAAAATGGGCTTTGGTGTATAACAAGCTGTAGACTTACCAAAGAGGGAATAATCAAACATTTATCAGAATATAGGGCAATTAATCTAATCCCTCTCTATGCACTAGGTGCACGCCTACCAGAAAACGAGGCGAAAGATGACTGAAGATACAATGGTAACCAGCAAAGAAGCCCTTAAAATTTTAGGCTTTAAGGGCGTAAATACCCTTAAAAACCTATCTGATAAAGGGCTAATCAAGCGTGAAAAGCGAAATTCAAAAGTGATTTACTATGATCTAAACAGCTTGCGCGCTTATAAATCAGGGGCGAGCCTTGCGAGGTAGTCGCCCCACCACTGCATCAGCTGCGCTCTTTCTTTTAAATTTTTAGCGTGATTGTAGGCGGCTTTGACCTTATTTCTCTCTGCGTGATCTAGGCAAAGCTCTATGATGCGCTCCTCCAGCCCGTGCTCCTTGATATGCTCGTGGCAAATGGTGCTAAACATAGCCCGAAAGCCGTGCGGCACGATGTCATCATTCGTGTAGCCTAAATTCCTAAGCATTGAGCGCACCGAGTTGTCACTGATCGGAATTTTGGTCGATTTGACCGACGGAAATAGAAACTCGCTTCTAAATTCATACTTTTTAAAACTACTTAAAAGCTTTATCGCCTGCGAGCAAAGCGGGACGATATGCGCTTCTTTCATTTTCATCTTTTCTTTTGGTATCTCCCAAATTTTCTTTTCAAAATTTATCTCGCTCCACTTTGCAGACCTCACATTAAAAGGACGTTGTGCGCTCAGCAAGCCAAAAAGAGCTGCAGTGATTACCCTAATGTCGCCATCATAATTTTTAATATTATTGACGAGCTTTCTTATGCCATCATCATCAAATATTGCCGCATAGTGATTTACTTTTGGCATTTTAAAAAGTGCGTTTTTATCTATGCCGTATGTCGGGCTATGCTCTAAATACTCATTCATCACCGCCCACCTAAAAAGCTGTGATATAGAGCTTAATGCCCGGTCAAGAGTTTCAAATTTAGCCTCTTTGTTTAAGCTCTCTACCGCTTCTAAAATTTGCCGTTTAGTGATCGTTTTTATGTCATCTTTTCCAAATTTGGGCAAGAAAAACCGCTCATAATACCTTTTATGTGTGAAGGCTTGCTTGGTGCTCACCTCTTTTTGCTTAAATTTAAACCACTCATCAAACACAGCTTCAAAGCTAGTCATAGCTTGTTTTGCCTCACTCATAGGCTCATCGCCGTTTGCTAAGGCTTTTTGAAATTCAAGCCGTTTTTCTCTCGCCATTAAAAGACTGATTGCCGGATATTGCCCTAAGCTTATACGTTTGTATCTACCACTACTCCTACTTTTAAACTCATAAATAAACGTCTTTGTGCCACTTGGCATAACTTGTATATAAAGATTATCACCATCGCTGATTTTATACCGCTTCTCTTTTGGCTTTAAGGCCTTTATTTTGCTATCATTTAAAATACTCAA